TTTAAAGATTGAATCCGACTTTTTAGTGTTGTTTTGTAAAGAGCTAAATCTCTTTAGTGCCAATGAAATGTCCATTGTTTTGTTGTTTTTAGGGTTTAAAAATTTGTTTTTAAAGTTGAGGTTTATACTGATATATTCCTATATCTAAATATAACTTTTTCATCTTTTATTACTATAAATATACGACTATTTTTTGATATTACCAAATCTATTTTTGAAGGTTTTCAACCTTACGATTTAGGTAAAATATAGCTTTTTTTAGGTCTTCCAGTTCTTTTTTAGGGTCTTTTTTACCTGCTCTTGCAACATATTTAACTACATTGAATAGGTAAGCATCTTTGTCTAATCCCCATGCTTCACATACTTTAATTACTTCGTATGGATTGTCTACTCCCCCATAGTGTTGAGGGCCGTTAACCATTTCTTTTACTTCCATATTTGATACCATTTTCTTTTAGGTGCAGGTTTACATAGACTAAATGGATTATCCCCAAATGATGTTGTACCTACATATTTTGATGAAAACATATTTAAAAATACTTCGTGATATTTTTCAGGTATCTTACTAAAATCAGCTTTTATTTCTACATTTAATTCAATTGTACCATCTTCTATGGTTATCAATTTTAATGAATTGTAAGTTTCAACATATTGTGTCGATTGGATGTTTAAGTGTCCTCCACCTAAAAATAACTCCGAATCTTTTTTCTTTTCTGCCATAACTTATTTTTTACTATCCCAATATAATTCTCTAACTTTTGCTCCCAATTCGGCATCGTTTGGTGTATCTAAAATTGTTCTACCTTCTACTGTTATTAAGTTTCTATTTTCACCCATATAACATTGTCTACATAATTGTCCTGCTCCTTCTACATAACCATATCTAAAATCGACATGAGTAGTTTTTAATGTAGTAGTTTCTTCACCACACATAACACAGGTTTCATAAATGTCAAATTCGTCTTTTTGTTTTCCTACTGATGTAACTAATCCGTTTTCATCAAATGTAAGTGGTACATGTTGTTCACCCATAATTTATTCTTTTATTGTTTCTAATTTGTTTTTCAATTTTACTGCAAGAGCACAAGTTTCATACTCTTCAAAATCGATGAGTATTTGTAATTGTTCGTCTAATAATTCTGTAAATTCTCTACTATCAATGGATAATGTAATAACTATAATCTCTTTAATTAAGACTTTTGCGAAATCAACTCTCTTCTTTTTATTTCTTATTCCGAATGCAATACCATCTACGATTGCTTTTGCAAGTTCTCGTCTATTAAGTTCAAAAATGTCCGAAGGTTCGTTTGCGTGAATTTGAATTGGAGTGTATCTATTTCTCTTTGTCATGAACCAAATATAAGAAAAATATTTTAATTCTCCAAATTTTCAGTATTAAAACTTTTGAATACTTTTGTAGGTATCATTTTATAACCTGTATTGGATGTGGTTAAGATACAATTTCTAAATTCTTCCCAATCAATCATATAAGAATTATCTAACATACCACCCGTTTTTGACTTAACTACTTCGTTTAAAGCATTAATAGTGTATATTGAATTAGATTGTTTCTTTCTATGTACTAAAATGGTTTTCCATTCCGAAGGGATTGCGTTAGAACCCTTTTCGACATTAAAAGTAATAAATGCTTCTTCAGGTCTTATCTTACTTTCTAAAATGAAAACATTTGGATTAGTCAGAGTATAGTTTGTTAATATAAAATCAACCGACTTATCCAATTCCTCCTTTGTCGTAAAAAGGCAAAGTAGTTGTGTATTCATTATTTTCTATTTTTTACACTGCCTTTTAAACAGTTTTGTAATTCAGGACCATACGCAGTTGCAACTTTTTTAGTATTTGCACCGGCTTGTCTCCAATTATCACTTGCTATTCTAACATTATTTCCATTATTTCCAACTAAATAGACTGCACCTGAACCCGCATCTACTTTAACACTTTTTATCAAATGTTCTTTTAATTTATTTCTTTCTTGTGGAGTATCAATTTTACCTTTATATCCGGACAATCTTGCCATACAACCTCTAACATCACGTGGGGTTACACCAACTCCACCCATTTCAACTAACACTTTGTCATCATAGTTTTCAACATATGTATCAATGTGTAAAGATGATAGTGTTCCTGCAACATATGTTTGAACTGCAGGGCCATTTGGGCCTGTGTGTCCTGGTTTTGTTCCATCGGCTTTATGTAAATCATTCATAAATCCAACGTGAACACCATTTAAACCAGCTGCGTGTCTTTCTTTTATATCCTTCATAGCAGCCATTGTTTTTCCTAAACTAGTTTTTGGATTTAACATATTTTGTATATCTTTTGGAGAATATACACCACCCATTGACTTTGATATTTCTTGAGGGGTCATTGATTGTGATTTCTCAAATATACTTTGTGATAAAGTTCCAATTTTTAATATAAATTTACTATAATTTCCAGATAATGTAGATTTATCAATTTTTGGGTCATTCCATACTTGCAATGCATATTGAACGGTTTGTTCTGGTGTGATTTTATTTTGAGCTGCCTGTATTTGTTCTTTAGTTGCGTTTGGATTTTTCTTTAGAATTTCTTCTTTGATTTTATTCTTAATATATTTATCCCCACTCAATGCCGTTAAATATTCAGCAGATGCATCATCTTTACTTTTAATACTACTTCTTCCTGGTAATCTTTGCCCTATATATGCTATTGATTTTGCATCATTTTTACTTATATCATCATATCCGGCCATTGCAATTGCATTCATATCTTCGGAACCTTTTTGAGCTTTTTGTTCTGCCTTTGCTAATTTTACAACAATTTCAGGTTTAATACCACGTTTTTTAGCTTCAGCCATATAATTCTTCAATCTTTGTGCTGGAGTTGTATTATTTTGTGGGTCATTTAAATCTCTACTTTTTTTATTAGAAATATTAAATGCTTCAACATAACCTTTATCATTGGTATAAACTAAATATGTATCATGGTATCCTTTAAATTTATTCCACATTTTAAGTTCTTTCTCATAATGTGCTTTTTCTTCTGGAGTTTTTGCAGCCTTTAATTTATTGTTTAATAATTCTTCGGTTGCACCATCGGTTATACCATTTGCCTTCATTACCGTTCCATTTCCTTTCTCTCTATTCCAATTTGCAGGGCCGTTCTTTTGTAATGATAAAGAACCCATGTAAGCTGAGCTTATCCAACTTGTTCTAGCTTCTTCATTTTTGAATTTACTGTCCTTTCCTACATTTGTCTTTTTAAATTGAGCGTCATATGCGGTTACAAATGACTCTCTTTCATTATAAATTTGAACTGCAGCTTTAAAGTCATCAGGATTTTTTAAATCTAATTTTTGTGAAATTGAAATTGCTTCTAATTCACCGGCCAATTGTTTAAATTCTCTACCTTTTTGTAAATCTAATATTTTTTGTGTATTCTTTTGATTAACTTGTAATGCTTTTTGATATAATGGTGTATTTTTAGTATCAGATGTTCCATTTATCAAATCGGTTGCCAATCCAACATACATACTTTCTCCTGTTGATGCGACCATACCACCTGCACCTGCAATCTTATCTTTAAACATTTTTTGTTCTTCAGCTGCATGTAAATTAGTCAGTGCTTTTTGTAGTTCTTTTGAGTCTTTAGCCTCTGCAATTGCTCTTTGATATTGGTTATTTCTATCGTATTTTGGTGATTCGTTTCCTTCCTCATCTTCTGCACCACTAACTTTTTTGGTTGGTTCTTGTTTTTTGTCCTTTTCAATATCCAATTTAAAATCGTTACCACCCAATTTTGTACCTTGTGGTTTTTCATCATCATCAGGACCCGCATCAACCATATCAATATCTTTCTCCGAATATCCTGCAGTACCCATCATGCTCTTTGCCGTAGTATATGCTTTTGAATTTTTCTTATATCCCAATGCAGATGCAACGGTTACTTGATTGCCCGTTTCTGGGTTTGTAAATTTTTGTTTTAATACTTTATCTAATGATTGTTTTGCTTCATTCAAATAAGAATAATATACTCTTGCTTTCTGTGCCATTTCGTTTGCATCAGAAATACCATTCTCTCTTAATATTTCTACTAATTTTGTAACTTGTTCCTCTTTTGTCAAATCAATAATACCATGTTCTACACGATATTCTAATTCTTTAAGGATTTCTTGGAAATTTATTATCATTTTTTAAAATTTTTTGGTCTGTCTTGCATTTCTAATTCTTTTCTATGTTTCTTTGCAACATCACCCATAAACTTTATAGCATCTTTTGGATTATTAAAACTCTTATCAATTTTACCTTGTAGTTTTTTAGGGTCATTACCATAGGTTGGTTCCAATGAAACACGATGTTTACCAAATTCTTTACCCATATATAAAGTATAAGTTGGCATATCACCATCACCCATATTATATGCAATTGCACCACCTTCATCTTTTTGTGCATATCCTTCACCACCAGATACTTTATTCAAATGATTTGTAACCGATGGTACTAAATCTTCTGGTTTTGATTTATTTAATGTAGATATTCCGTTCAAACTAGCATCCGGTTTTTTATCACCACCCGTAGGTTTTATTCCACTTGAAGCACGAAGTTTATCATCCCACTTTTGATAATCTGCATCGGTTGGCATTGTTTGTTTACGCTTTAATCCTTTTGATTTTAAGACATCACCAACATTTGAATAATCACCACTTCTAGTCCATATCCTAACACCATCTTTTTCAACATTAAAATCAGCATCTACATCCATTTTACTAAGTTGTTTTTGTATATTTGGTATGTCTTTTGGATTTAATTTAGGTATCAACATTGAACTTGCAGCAGATTTATATTTCTTTTCTGCATCTTTTGGTGTAAATGCATAATTAGATGGAGTTTTACCACCAAATACATCACCACCTTTATCTTTACCAAAAACAGATGTTCCACCTTTAACTGGAGCAGAATTTTGAGCTGCTCTTCCTGCAGTTGTTACTCTACCTGCAACTACTACCTTTGTATCAGGTCTTAATTTATGATTTTTACTATAAGTGTCAAATGCTGCCTGAGATGGAAAATCAATCTCATGTAATGGAATTAGGTTTATTAAACGCATATTATTGTTTATTAATTGGATATAATTATATGATATAAATATAAAAATTTAACTTATAACCTCTAAATTGTTATAATTCTCTCCTTCTTCAACTTTAACCGGAAAACCACCTTTCTCCATTATCTCTCTAATGTCGTTTAAAACATTTTCTCTTTCAATAGGATGTGTGTCTATAAGAAAGGCATCATAGGTATAAAGTATCATTTTTGACATTTTCCCACTCAAATACTCCAATACCTCACCAATCTTCATATAATTAATTTCAGTCTCCAAGGATTGTAATAAATAGTTGAATACCTTTTGTTCGTTTGCACTCTCAATTCTATGGAATGGTATTTCTCTTTTATATAAGAGTGTCGTAAGTTTTCCCGAAATGACGAACGATTGGTATAATTTATTAATATACTTATCCACCAATTGAAAGAATGGTATTTCTCTTGCATTGTCGTCTAATCCCCCATAAAGGTATGTAAAAGTGATTTTCTTTGCCGTCTCCAAATCACACCCATAAAGGTTTGCAAGATGTTGGTGAGCCGTTGTACCTTCCGGAAACTCATACCCAACCATTTTCGCAATTAAACGAATGTGATACGACTCATAGTCAAATTGGATTAAGGTTCCGTATGGATGACGACTTATAAACATTTCTCTCGTACCATCGGATTTGTTTAGAGCAGAATAGTTCACATTAAGATGTCTATTGGATGGTCTACCCGTTGTTGTATATGGGTTATATTGAGTGTAAACAATATCATTCTTTCGCAGGTATTGCTCATTAAAGTTAAAACTATCTATAAATTTTTCTCTAACGACTTTTACCCCAGCCCCTTCCAACCTTCCTAATGTATTGATTGCTGATGTATATTTTCTATACCAATCTTCTCTTTTACTGATATTTGGGATTGTTTTTAGAACTTCATACCACTTCATTAAAGGTACACAATCATTCAACTCTTTAAAGTCGTTTCTATACCCTCTATAAACCGATTCTACGACCTCACTAAAGATAAATGGTTTCCCATTCTCTTCAAAAGATACCCACTCATAATCCAGTCCTATGGTCTTTAAATACCTATTGTCTAAAACTAATGTATTGACATGAACTATTTTGGATATGTCAAACATATCTATTTTTTTTGCATCTATGTGATTCAAATTAATTATTCCATCACTTCCGTCACTTTGTCTATAATAAATAAACGATAAACGATTTCCTAATGGATGTGCTCTATGAGAACTCCACACAGGAACAATAAGGTCAATATTTACATTACCCTTTAAAAACAAAAGTAGGGTATGTTTATCTTCAATTAGATTCATACCCTACTAATATACTAAAAATATTTTGATTTACAAAATTTATTCTCCCCAATGTTTTTGTTTCATCTCATAGATGTCAATTGGTTCTCTTTTCATTTGGTTACCTGGATTGAAATAAGCTCCTTGTTTTAAATAACCACATAAGAAGTTTCTTCTCATTCTTGTTGTATCTCTATTTGGTTCACTACCATGTACTACATGAGAATGTAATAATGCTACTTGACCCTTTCTTAAATATCCTTCAATCTTACGGAAATCATGTCCTTCGGGCATCACACAACTCTTGCCTCTCTCACTTCTCCAGTTACCTGTATTTGTTTTCTTTCTTTCCTCATTATCTTCAATTGGTAATGTGGGTAATCTATGAGAACCTTCATAATTCCAAACTGCTCCATTTTCAGGGTCGTGATTATCCAATGCTAATGCTGTATTTACAATTTCATTATGTTTACAACCTGTGTAAAATCCATTTTGATGTTGGTCTCTACCTAATTCACCTTTTGGTTTGTAGTATGCCCAAGTTTGCATTCCAACGATATCACCTTCCATCAGGAATTCACATGCCTCAATCATTTTAGGATGTGCAAACATCTTTTCAATTTTTTCAGAAACTTTGTGTGGGTGCATGATTGGTTCAAACTCTTGCCATTTTTCAGGTTCAGTTTGATTTCTTTCCAATCTTAATCTTGTTAATTCTTCGTTTAATTCATCAACCTCATCTTCGGTTAATAATTCTAAAACTGTCCAACCTCTATATCTCCAATCAAAGGTCATTTGTTGTCTTTCCTCAAAGGATAAGTGTTTGTATTCTTTCATAACTTAATTTGTTTATATAATTAAATATAATGAAAAATATTTTAATTACCAAATTTTTATATGATTTTAGTCAATTCTATTTATGAAATTGTAAAATATTTGGAAGATATAATCCAATATTTTTTAAAGTAGATGCTGTAATTTTTATTGAATTCTTATTAGATTGCAATACTCCCATATCTATCAATTGTCCCATATCATTATATATAGGATTTATTGGGCCGTTTATTCTCCATCTTAATATTGCTGTTTTCCAAAATGGATTATATTGTAATTCTTTATATGTACTATTATCTATTTCAAAAACAAATCCGTTTAAATCATTTATTTTTTGACAATAGTATCTTTGCATAAATCCAGTTTCATAGTCCGTTTCTTTTGGAATGGGTACTATTGTTTTTGGATTTTCAAAAGTATAATCTGTTTTATTATTTATTAAATCTCTATACATTGTATATTATTTCTTGTAAAATTTAGACAAATCAATTGCTGTAGCTCCCTGTCCCGTTGGTGTGTAATTAAATGGTTTAAGATGAATACCACCTGGGTCAGTTTTCATAGCCATATCATATGCATAATTTGCTTTATATTGTCTTAATGCTGAATCATATGTCATACCTGTTGCACTTTGATTTGCATTTTTTATAGCCATAGCTCCTGCAAATTCTCTATCTTTATCCAATTTTAATTGGTCTTGTTGACTTATTACAGGTGTTGTTGGTTTTGATGATATAGGTCTTTCTTTATATTCATTTCCCTTATTGTTCCCTTCTGTATTTGTATCTTCAACATTATCCCCACTCTTTAATAAATAAGAAGCTTCAATTGTTGTTTTCCAATCATTATCACTTAATTCATGTTTAACATTTGTAATTTGAAAATAACCATTTTGATTATATATTTCAGGAATACCATCTACATTAAAATATTCACCACAACTTAATCCAGACATCCCATCTATTTTTAATGTAATATCTAAAAATGTCAATACGGTTGTTCCATTTTCTTTTTTTGGAATATAATTTTGTATCAATGATGGGTCTGTATATATTAAATGATTTAAAGCGGTTTCTGTATTTTGTTTAATATTAGTATTTAGTTTAAATCTTATATAATTTCCTTTTAATACTTCATTTAATTTTTGAACTTCATCTTCGGTTTCTTCTGGTTTTGGTTCTTTTGTATTTGTTTTTGTAGCTTCTTCTTGTTTTTTATACCATTGTAAATATTCTTTGTTTAATTGTATTCCAACTTTATTTATACTACAATATCCATCACCATTTGGTAAAAATGATAAATCTGCATAAGAATCCGATTCATTAGTGTTAGTTGTTCTTATATTATCAGTATCACCTGTTTCTAAAATTTTTAATTTATCATACTCTGCAGCAAACATTGATTGTCCCTGCATTAATTCATCCATTTCCATATTAAATTCAAATTCTCTAACAATTGAACCAATTGGCCCTACTTTAAATCTGTAAATTTTTTGTATGTTTTGTTCAAAATTTGCAGTTATATTTTTTAATTTTGTATCTATTATTGTTAATGGTTCTTGGTTTGGAACATCGTTTACTTTTCCTAATTCCAATTTACATAATCCAAACATATTTAAATTAATTTCTGCTAATAATGCATTTATACAATCAGCTTGTACATAAGATTCATTAAATATTTGAGTAAAAATTTCATATTTAATGAATACATTATACAAATTTCCAATGGCCAAATTACCAACTGAAATTGGGTCTCCGTTTTTAGGATATATCACATCACCTTTTATATTAAATGATTTACCATTTATATGACAATCGTTATATTTATCTGTTTTTAATATGATTTTGTCTTCCGCTTTTGGTATGTTTGCAACCGTTATAAATGGTAAATATCCAGGTAATATAAACGATGAATTTGTTGACATTATATTTTTATGAGAAGATACTGGTATTAAAGGTATTTTTTTAGCTTTATCTTCATAGTAAAAAGAATCAATTACTCCTTTTTTATAATTTTGTATAATTTTTGAAGCATCCATAATTTTTAATATAAATTTAAAAGAAATATATGGGTCTTTTGAAACATTTGTATCTTTTTCATTTTCATTAATTACTCCCCAATTAAATAATTCAGTTCTAAGAAATTCAGTAGGAAAATCTTCTTTAGTTAATTTACCTAAATTTAAATCCGATGCAATAACATTCAACCATTGTTGATAATCAGTATCAGTAACTAATGAGGCTCTTGATATTTTTCCAGTTGGTGATGATTGTTTTAATGGAACCCACATTTGTAATTCATTACCGGATGATATCTCTAATTGAATATTAAATGAACCATCGGTATCAGGACTAAATTTAAAATTTGTTAACTTTCCTGCAAAATAATCGTAATTATAATTTGTAGCTTTTAATATCTCCAAATATCTTTCTTTTGATTGTTTATATGCATTATCATTGTGTGAAAATATTTCTATAAATCTTTTTTCCCATGCTTTATATCCTTTACCTACAAAAAAATGTTGGTCTATTTGATTATAATACTCACCACGAATATCAGTATTATATCCAAATTCTAAAACAATATCCATAGATGGTCTTAAAAAAAACAATTCAAACATTTCTAATTGTTTTAATGTAAATACTCTTACATTTACTTTTGCTGTTTTTAATGTATTATTATTACCATCACTATCTATGTCTATTGATTCTATAATTGGTGTAGATACTCTTCTATTTTCTTCTCCTTCTACAACTATTGGTTTTCCATTTAAATCATATCCTGCAATAGTTTGACCTGTTTGATACATATTTTTTATATCAGTAGTATTACTAATAACACATCCATAATATGCATCAGCATGATTATCTAATGCACCTGGTGATTTAATAAGGTTTTTAATACTTTTAATTCTGCTTTTTATTTCACCGGATGTTTTTACAACCATAGCTCCGGTACTTAATATTGCAAAGGGAGATAGTGTTGAAACATTATTCCAACCTGCTGCAGAACCTGGTGTTTTAACATCTGTCGGTGTATTAGCTAATTCTCTCGCTTCTAATTTTTTCCTTACTTCTTCTTTTATTGGAGCTATAAATGGAAATCCCATAACTTATTTATTTATTTTTTCTAAATCATTTAATATTTGTGAAACATTTGATGGTATTCTCATTTGTATACCAGGTTCAATTGATAAAGATGCGTCATTTAAATTATTTGCGACTGCTATAATCCACCATAAACTTTGGTCATTATAATATTTACTTGCCAAAATATCCAATCTATCACTTTGTTGTGATATAACATACATATCATTATCGTTTGGTTTTATTTTTGGATATATAACACTACCTAAATATTTTTTCTTTGTATATTTGTTAGTTAATGTTGTTGAATATTGGTATCTATTTGGCATAAATTATTTTTTATTATAAACCAGATGTTATTGGATTTTTGTATATTATACCTTTTCTTAAATCTTTTTCAATTTCAAATGTTGTATCTTTAATTGTCGTTGATTTTGAAAATAATGAATGGTCAAGTCCATTTTTATCTATTTTTGATGTTGAACGTGTTACTTTTTTATTAACTTTTTTAGCGGTATTAGTTGGTTTTGGTGGTTCATCTTTTTTAGTCTCTTGGCCAGTCTCAAGTGGTTTTAATGGGTCGGACTTTTTTTGTGTTAATTCTTCTGTTTCTAATATATTATAATTTCCATAATTACTCATATCTTCCAATCCGTCAAAATTATATCTATATCTTGTTATATTATCTTTAAACTCAGTTTTATGATTTTCAATGATTTTCATACTAATACTTACTGTAACTACGGATGGGTACATTGTTGTATGTCCATATGAAGAAAAATCAGCAAAGACTTCATGTGCTTCTATTGTTGGCCAAGTAATATTATCATCAACTGTAAAACTTAATGTTTCAATAAATCCAAACATATTTTTATACATATCTCCAATTGATAAATAAAATAAATTTGGAGAAAATGCATATTGTGATGAAGGGCCATTATCCTTTCCGTCTTTATAAGTAAATTGTGCAATATGTTCATATGGAAATGCTAATGATTTTAAATAATTTATTTTTTTAATCATTGTACCCTTTTCACCAATACCTGTATAATATAATTGTAAATTAAATGTTAAAGTTCTTTCTACTCCCTGATATCTATAAGTTTTAAATGGAGACCCTAAATATTTAAAATTAGTCCATTCAGGTGTAACATCTTCTGATATACCACTTATAGTTCCTACAAATGGAATTGTTTCGTTATTTCCTAATTTTTTAAATGTAATTAATAATTGATTTAGAGGGATGTTATCATAAATACTTTTGTCAGATGATTTTTCTAGTTTATTATATTCTTCATTACTTTTATCCCAACTTTTAAAACCATCAGCTCTTTTTTCAATTCCAGTTACAACCCAACTTTTAGGGCCATTTTGTTCTTGTAAACTATATGTTTCATGGAATCCTGAAAATGTTTTGGTTTCAGCTAAAGTTTGTCCATTTATAGTAGTTTGATATTTCTGACCATATGGTGAACCCTTTGTAGGATTTTTATCTTTTAATCCTTTTAATAAATCAATACCAATTTCTGCAATTGTTCCTAATGGATTTGATGCACCTTCTTTTATTTTACCAAGTATAGAAGCTCCTGCAGGTGATTGTTTTACAAAGTAATTTGTTTTTGCATCTACGGCAGTTCTTAAATTTGCAGGTGTTTTAAATAAAGATATTGGTTTGGCTAAAAAAGAATTATTTTTAAATATTGTATCAGATGGTCTATTTGCTGAACCACCTACTGCACCTGCAATTTGATTACCTATTAAGTCACCTAATGAATTTGGAGATGATAAAAGTAATGCTGCACCTCTTGGTGGATTGATTAAACCTCTGGTATCAATTCTAATAGCATCGGATTTACCATAGAGTTCTTTCTTTTGATTTTTGAATAAGTCGGATATTGTTGGCATCGGTGGATATCTATTTAGTATAAATATCTTATATAAAAATTATTATTATTTTCTTATGTAGTAGGTCGTCTTGCTGATACAGTACGTGTATCCTTAGTTCTTGAGATACCAAATTGTTTTCTCGATGTTGATTGTAAAGCTTCTAGAACCTTTTTACCATCAACATTCACTGCCAAATATTTTTCTTCATCTAATAGTCCATATAATAGTGTGTTGGCTAATCCTAATTGAGCAACCATTTCTTCTTGTAATTTAACAGAATACATAGAATCACTTAATAGTAAACCAGCATTTATAGCCTCGTCTATTTGTGCATCAGTTAATAGTAATTCAACTTTTTCTTGTGATTCCACTACCGGTTCGTTTGCACCTGTTATTGAATCTGCGATTGAAGTGGCTGCCATATACCCAAGCATACCTCCAATAATAGTTCCTACAACAGGCACAACACTACCCGCTGTGGCTCCAATTGCAGCGGCTGCCAGTGCACTACCGGCTATTCCACCAAGAGCTCCAGCACCAGCTCCTGCTGTGGCTTGGGTGGTCGTTTGTCCTGCATCTTTTCTTTCATTATATTCATATGCAGCAAATAATGCGGTTAATATACCACCTTTACCTTTTAATGAACTCATTACATTTGAACCAACACGTGCACCATATCCAGGTTTTACTGCTGAAAGTATCGATGGACTTGCTGCTGTTGTTGCTCCTAAAAGTGGTGATGCACTTCCTGCTATTGCCGGTGCACCCGCTGCTAACCCTTGTCTTGCTGCCAGTATTGCGGCTGCTTGTGTACTTCCAGGTGCATACATTACTCCATTTTTAGCTGCAACCCAACCTAGGTTTGCTTTAAATGCGTCTGCAGTTGCTCTAGATACAAATTTACCTGCCGAATTGTGTACCATATTTTGGCCAACTAACTTTAATCCGGCAAATTGACTGCCTGCAGTAGCTGCAGTTGTAGCACCTACTTTTGCTGCCGTAGTAGCAATTCCTGCATTTGTAAGTGCAGTAGTCAATGCCTTACTTAATATTTTTGGGCCTACCCTATACATTACAGCAGCACCGATTAACATAGGTATTGCTGCACCAAAACCGGTAGCTACCGATTTCATCATCTCCGTTCTATTCAACGAATTCATTAAATCTTTAAGTCCTTGTGTATTATTTTCTATCGCAGTTTGTCTTGCTTTTTCAGCGTCAGATTCTAATAATGTTTTTTGTACATCTATCATTGCAGCTGCAACTGCTGAACCTATTGCTTTTGCAGATTCGGCTGCATTTTTAGTTAATATAAATTGTTTATTTCCTACTTTTACTTTTTCACCCTCCAATTCACCTCCTGTTCTACCTGTTCTTGTTGCTATTTTTTGTAATGAATTTAAATCTAATCCACCAGTTGCATTTTTAAGTGCTTCTTGTTGAAATAGATTCATTTTTGATGGGTCTAATCCTTGTGCTTTTAATGCTTTTATTGCATCTTCCGTTCTACCTGCTGCAAATAATGCTCTAACTTGTGATAAATCAACTCTTCTACCCAACATTGCTGATAAAGACATTTCGGCTTTAATACTATCTTTGTAGTTTAAAACCATATTTTTACCTGCATTTGCAATATCGGTAAATTTGGTTCCTAATGATGCTGCAAATGTTGCTGCTTTTGCTAATGCGGCCGGTGATTTAAGTTGGTATGATAATGCGTCCTTTGAAGCCTCTGCAACATCTTCCATCAATGCTCCCAAATTAACATTGGCTTGTTTTGCCATTGTTCTTAGACCTTCTTCTAAGTTTATTGCTGTTTCTGCAGATACATTACCTAACCTCATAAAAGTATCTGTGATAGATGCAATACCTTCCGATGTTTGACCTGTTCTAGCTGCTAATATTGCCATATCTGCTCCGAATTCACCACTTACATTTGAACCCATTGTAGAGGATGCATCTTTCATAGCCGTTGCAATTGTTTCTGCAGCGATTCCGGCCATTTGTAATTGTGCTGCACCATATCCAACACCACCTAATTTTTCACCAAATAATGCCGTTTTAGATGCTGCTTCAAATTCAATACCCATTTGAGTTACTGTATTTGAAAAATCTAGTATTGCACTTTCTTTTACAAAATTTCTACCACCAAATATACCTAAAGTTACTTGTTGATTTATTGCATCAATTTGTCCTTTTAAACCTGCAAGCTTTTTATCATAACTTGCAATTGTTCCTAATTTATCACCAACAAATCCTAAATCATATGCCATTTTTCCAAGTGCCGCACCTAATGCTGCAAATGCTAATGCTAATCCCATACCACCTTCTGCAGCTGCTTTAATAACACCACCCAATTCATTCATAGCCGGAATACCGGTTGATGCTGCAGTCTCTAATGCAAACCCCATCCCCTCCAAATTCTTTTTACTTTTTTCAGCGGCATCTGCAAATGCTTTTAGTCTTTCTTTTTCATTTTCAAGTGTTCTTTTTACTACCTGTGCACTTCTCAATTGTGCAGCAGTCATTCCCTCCATTTGACCCTTCAATCTATCAAGCTGTTCTTCCATATCTTCATACCCATCTAATATAGCTTGATTATATTGTGATTGTGTTATTTGTTGTTTAACTAATTTTTTTGTATTAACTGCTATTGCATTTCCTAAACCTTTATATGCATCTGTTGTTTTAACTACTTGTTTTTTGAAATTTGTTGCACCAGATAAAGCCGGGCCACTCATCACATCTGATATTGATTTCATAGATACCGACATTCCATCGGAAAGTGAATTCATTGCCTGAAATAACTTATTAGATTTACCTACAAATACACCCAAACTTTGTACACCTGATGAAAAATCATCAATATTTGCAATTGATTTTTTTAAATTACTATTTATTTTATCAATTGCATCTTGTATCTTCTTTAAGGATTCAGCTGATTTACCTTCAGATATGCCTTTGGCCAATTGCTCTTCTAAATCTTCCAATCGTCTATCCGAACCAGACCCTTTACCTTTTGAATATGTTTTACTTCTAGCCAATTGTAATTAAATTAGGCGTTTTTTAATCCGTATTTTTTTATCATTGCATCTATGTGACTAGTGTCTAATCCCAATGATTGTAAATCTCTTTTTTGTTGTTGCATACTTTTTGACAACTTATCATCATAATCAGACCATACATCTGCTAAATCAGGGTCAGCTTTACGAAGTTTCTGAAGCCATTGACTTTCTCTTCCGTCAGCTTTCGCTTGGAAAAAACTTTTGAAAAAATCCATTAAACCGGCTTCTCTAACTAATATTTTTTTACGCATATGTATTGATTTATCTTATATAAATATAACATTATTTCAATTTACCTCTTTCTAGCTTTAGATGATGGATTATTTGATTTATATACCCTTTCTGCTGATTTTTTCTCCTCTTCTTTAGTCTTTAATAATTCTCTAAAGTAGAACTCTCGAAACTTAATAGGCATGGTATATAGGTCTGTCCAATTGAATCCACCATTTGCATAGTAGAGTAATTGAAATAACTTTTGATGTAATAAAGTAGAATGATTAATCGGCAGGGTAAAAAAAGTCAACCCCAAAAGGTATACGAAGTGCCTCCGTTTCACCCGTAATCAACGATTCATAATCAAATGTTAAATCTAAATCAGGAGTAATTTCAGATATATGTTTTCTAAGTGCTTTTGAATCTGCTGCTAATAACTGATTTGTAACAAAACTATTTATATATCCAATATCTCTTGTTCCGTTTACTTCAACAATAAGTCTTCTATATCTAGTTGTAATTTCGTTACTTTGTTTTAAAGTTTTTTCAGATGCTTCAATATCTCTTGCAATTGCAATCTCATCACCATGTGTCAATAATTTAAACTTAATTGGTGTTTTTGATTTTGGAAGTATAAATTCGTATTCGTTATCTCTATTTAATTTAGATTCGTCAACTTCTTTTATCTTAATTTTAGATAAGTCAATTGTAACATTCACCTGTTCGTTATCTGCAGGGTCATTAACTGTTACATCGTATTCAGTACCAAATGCTAATATTCTAGATGAAATTAAGATTGCGTTTTTATCACCCAATACCAAATCATTAATATTTACTCCTGGTTCAACTACTACTGATTCCAATAACTTATCTAAATGAAGTCCTTTACGAATTAAATTTTGATTTGTAATAATGTCCTCTTCTTTTGCAGTCATCAATTTGATTGTAACCTCTCCTTTTGATAGAGGATTACTTTCTGCATATACCAATCCTTTTGATGGTAAAGAAATAATTTCCGTTGGGAATTGAAATGATTTTTGTGTTTGAGTTGGTTGTGTACCTAATCCTCTTGTAACTTGTTGTTCGACTTGTTGTTCTATGTTTTTTTCCATAATAAAATATAACTTTGTGTTTAATAATATATATACACTTTTTAAAAAAATAAAAGGGATACTTTGTGGGTATCCCTTTCGTTTATTATTTTTAGTCTAAATTAGAATTCTAAGATAGCGTAATCATATGATAATGTTAATTCGATTGAAACTGGGTCATTTGAACTCCAATCTAAATCACCAAAGTTTGCTGAGTTGATAAATGCACCTTTTAAAGTCCATTGTTCTACCTTATCACCTACTGGGCCTAAGATATAGAATGTGATATCTTTTTTGTAGAATGCAGCATATCCATCTCTACCTGTCAATGACTCATGTGATTGTCTAACCCACTCCATAACTTGTTGTGCACCTGATGGTACAATTGGGTCATAAAGAGTAATGTTTACATCATCCCATGTAGATTTTCCTTTAATCTTTCTTTTTACATTGATATGGTCTAATTCAACAACTTCCGATGTGAATGTTGGTCTACTTGCAGTTTTAACGATATATGATTCTATACCGTTAATTTCCATAATGAATCTATTACTTAACTTAGGTTCAAAGTTCTTATAGAAAATTTTATCAAACTCTAATATTTCTGGCATTTTACTTTATTTTTTAATTCTTTTATATAAATATCTATTTCTTAAATTATCCGTTAAATGCTGCTCCAGTTGGTAAGATGTTGAAATCAATTTGAATGAATTCAGCGGTTCTTGTTGGTTGTAAGTAGATAGCACCTTTCATAATGTTTCTATCAATTACATCTGGAGTATTATTAGAATCGTCCATTACAACACGGAATGCGTACAAACCTTGTCTTTGTTGGATTGATTCTAAATAAGGGTTAACAATATTTAAAAATCTGTTTCTTGTTTCTGCTGTGTTTTGTTCGAATACTAAGTATCTTGAAGTAGATGCGATGTATTTTCTTACAGTTAATAATAATCTTCTTACATTGATTCTATCTAATGCAGATGGTTTATCTTGTAAAGTTTTTTGACCGAATACTACGATACCTTGTCCTGGGAATTGAACGATTGGATTTACCTTTCCTTCATATAGAGTATCTTTTTCAGACTGAGTTAATCTATTCAATACACTAACTGCTCCTACTAAACCACCTCTATTCAAACCTGCTGGTGCGAACCACTCAGCTGCTACTCTATCGTTTGCTGCGAATACGCCAGGTAATAATACTGAAGGTGGAACTGAAATTAATTTGTTTGTATTAACATCAATTGTCTTAACCCATGGGTAGTAAGTTGCTGTCATATTTGAATCTATTGCGTCTGCTTGTGTTGTAGCTTGTGAAATTGAATCATCCGCTGCATTTGTATCCATAATATAGAAACAATCATCTCTTTGTTCAACCATATCTAAAACTGAAGTTACTACTGAAGTGTGATGTCTTCTAATAACACCTGGAGTTACAACCATATTGATATCAAATTCGTCAGCGTTAGATAATGCAGATATGTGTTTACCATAAGCTACCGAACCTGAAGATAATGAAGTTGATAAATTAAATCCTTGTGAGTTACCTGCAATTATATTTGTTCCAGTATAAATTGGAGTTGTTGGATTCATACCATCAAATCCTTCTTGGAATGCTACAACAAATTGTGCATTTGCATCACCTACTGATAATGTACCACCATTTGTTGCGTCTAAACCAAATACTGAATTAGAACCTATACCTGCTCCTGTTGGAATTGCTTTAATATAAATTGAGTTATCAGTATTACCATCTAAATCAATACCACCAACTACAGTTGCTGAAGAACTTACAAATGTTACTGCAGGAACCAATGCTCCTACACCAGCTGATGCTGAAATAGGTAATTGATATGCTGCGTGTGCAAATGGAACTGCTTGAACTGGTGCTGATTCATTTAAGTTTTTAATTCTAATATATTTTGAATTATTAACCCAATCTCCTGTTTCAGAAATTTTACCATCTGATGCGATTGTTCTTTTTCTATCACCAATTACTCTACTAATATAGTTTGGTGAGTTAGGGTCTAAGTTTACATTAGAATAAGTTTCTAATACATTTTTCTTTTTGTTTGTGTCAGAATATCCTCTTACAACTAATGTGAATGTACCATAATCTGTACCATTTACACTACCTGCTGCTTTAATATTTGTAATACCAATTTTAACTTTTGTATTTGCTGTATTTCCTGCACCAATCGTTTCAATTTGGAACAGATTGTATCTATCACCGGAAATTGTTTGAGATTTGATATATGGAGTTACTGCTTCTTGTGCATCAAATGTAAATAATTGGTCACCTAATAATGTTAAAGATTGAGTTGCAAATGCGTTTAATGATACGGAATGGTTATTAAATAAACCATATACATATGCACCCTTAGCTCCGATTGCAGATGTGCCAAATGTTGATTCGATATCGTTTGTATCTTCAGAATCTACCGATGATGTTCCTGCAAAGTTTGTTGAACCTGTTATACTAACAATGAAATCTCCGTTAGATAATGATGTCAATATTGAACCACTCAATCCTGTTGTTAATGTATTTTTATCACTAGGGAATAAAATACCTACTGATGCAGATGCTGCTAAATCTCCATTTATTAATATGGATACAGATGAACTACCAGCTCCTTGTGTTGCAGATTGTGATACATATACATTGGTAGGTAATACTTTACAACCATTACCAAATTCAGTTAATGAAACGGCTGTAACAATACCGGCTGTAATAGTCGCTGTTGCAGTTGGTTGAGTAGTATTAAATGTACTACCTTCAAATATTAAATTAGCCGTACCAGTTGTTGTATTATTTGATGCGGTATAACCACTACCTCCTGATATTAATGATAACGATGTAATTTGTCCTTTATTTGTAGAATTTATTAGTAAAGGATTTTGTGCAGTATATCCACCGATACCTGCTACTCTACAAATAGTTGCAGTTCCAGCTTCTCTTAAATATGATTGTACTGCTAAAGGAGTATAATATGTGTCATCTACTACTCCGTATAATGTTTCAAATTCAGCTTGTGAATTTACAATTGTTGGTACTAATGGGCCTTCTTTGAAAGGGCCTATGAATGCTGCTCCGATGTCAGCTACACCTTGTTGTAAGAATGAAAGGTCGTTTTCTTTTGTAAATACGCCTGGTGATACTATCTTTTCTGCCATTTTATATGCTTTAATTTAAATTTATTAGTTCTCAATATAAATATAAAATTTTCAATCAAAACAACAAAATCTTATTTGTATGTTGGAGAGAAATAATCGTATACTTGTCCTACTGATGCTGCTGATTGTAATGTGTTATAGAATAATACAGGTCCAATTTGTCCGTTCCAGAATGTTGTTCTTGCACTATTACTACCAATTGTTAAATAGTTTGTTGATGCTGGTGCCGTAAATGCTGCTGCGGTAAATGTTCCTACCGATGTTTTATCTACATAAACCGTTACAGTTCCTGATGGTTGGAATGTTGCTGAAATCATATACCAAACATTTGCTGATAATGAAGTCGTTAATTGTGCACTATTTCCTAATGTACTACCATAGAATTTTACTCTATTTAAAGTAGAACTATCTGATGATTCAATTGCCAAACCATAAAATCCTGCGTAGTCAAAAATGTGTCTTGTAGTTGTACCTAATGTTGTAGTAGGTCTTACCCACATATGGATTGTACCTGAAGTAGTATTAAATTGTGAAATACCACCATTAATATTTGTAGTAGTATCTTTATACCAGAATTGAGTTGTACCATTTGCACTCCAAGATTTTTCTTTTCTACCTACACCATTATTATAAGATGGGTTACCACCTGTAATACTTGCTGCGTTTGTTACACCTGCAGGTCTTACACCGGTATTATATCCACTCATATCTAACCAATCTGCCGTTGCAGTACCTGCCGTAGATGATGCCTTTGATGGGTCAACATACATTCTTAATCCTGCAGATGGAATATATGGTTGAGTTTCTGTTCCTTTGTTGTGAGATATAATACCATTTGCTAAATATACATCGGCATTTTCAACATTGAGTGTTACAATCTCAACATCAGCAGTTACTACTTCAATATTAATTACTTCGACTTCATTTAATCCGTTGGTTTCATCATATGTTATTACTAAATCTCCAGGTAATACATCTTCTATATTTTTAAAATGATATTTTTGAATTTCATTATCCCAAACCCAAAGAGGGTGAGTTCCAGTTGCTTTAATTAAACCATTGTTTAAATCATAATATCCACTTGCAAAGTTGAATACAACATCTGATACAATTACTTCTTGATGTGTACCTGATTGGTTTTCTAACATATAAAATCTCCAATCAACATTTTCACTATCCATATCTTGTGACTCATCTGGTAATCCTGTTGGAACCCATGCTTTAATTGAATCACCTACTGAGATATCTTCAACATTGACAATACTACCATCTGCTTTAGTTATTTTTGTACCAAATAATAAACAGAAGTCAGGTTGGTTAATAGTATTATAAACATCTACTGCGTATAATGTTTTAGTATATGCAGTTCCGTAGTTTGTTGCGGCAGTATTATAACCATCCTGATATTTCATCGTTAAAATTGAACTAGCTTCCGAATAGTTTGCTGCTGCAACTGCTGCAGGTGTTAAAGGAACTATGGTTGGGCCTGTTCCAAATGTTCTAGTTCCTGCTGTAAAGTTTACATTATCAAATGAACAAGTATAATTGTTTGCAACTTGTTGAACTTTGGAATAAAATAAAGAACCTGTTGAACTAAACGAAAATTGTGCATTTTCAGTTGTACTTTCTACTACATAAGTAAAAGTTGGAACTGTTACTGTAATAGAATCGGTTGCAAATCCTAATAATGAACTATTTGCAGTGTTGCCACCCAAACCACCAATTGAAACTGTTCCTGGTCTCGCTGAACCACTTACTGCTCTGTATAAATTTCCTAACGATAAATTTGTTCTTGCCATAGTATAAAGTGTTATTCTCCGTTATAAATATCTAAAAGTTTTTGTTTCCACTCATCTTTATTAGAAAAGTTTTTAATCATCCAATTTTTAAGTTTTTCAAATTCTGCTTTACGGGTTTCGTAATCATCCTGACAAATTGTTTCGTAGGTTTTTTTAAATGTTTCCTCATCAATCGCTTTGTACTTATAGTCAAGTGGAACATGCCATGTTTCATGTAATATTGGTAATTTACCCCAATCGACTGCTTCAAATATTCCATATCCAAATGGTTCATATTCAAAACAAGAATGAGATATTCCCCAATCAAGTCCATAGAACTTTTCTTTATATTTGTAATCAAACTTGTAAATTTTTGATTTCTCAAATTTGTATCCATATTTCTTTTTGTAATATTTGTTGAATGTTTCTGAATTAGTAGAAATGTATCCACCTAACCCATTCATATATTCAACATTCTTTCTACCTTCAACTCTTGCTGCGTATCCTAATTCTATTGAGTTTGAAAGTTCGTTGTTTTGTATAAATCTATAATTATTTGGTATATGATGTAAGTTTTCTGTTTGATATGGAAAATGATATAATCCTACCCAAATTTTATTTTTTATTTTATTTATTAATTCTGTTTCCCATTCCCAATTTCCGTACCAATGTAAATATTCATCTTTTCCCATTTGTGCCATTAAAGACACCTTTGTAAGATTATGAAACACAATGGAATCAATCCTTTCTAAATTGTTGTGAACTGCAGTAGTTGGGGTGTAATGACCATGTAATATATGTATTTTTCTTGCACCTTTAAGAATTTCATCAATTTTTAACTCGTTGGTTTCCCAAATATGGTCTATGTCAATTGGAAATTCTTCGTAATTTGTAGGTTTGTGTCTATGGAAAAGAAGAAGTGGCTTAACATTTAAGTTAGGTGCCACTTCTTTTATCCAATTAGTTACCCATATATCAGCTCCACTATTGAACCAGGGTCCTCCTGCGGTAGTGTAGTATACATCGTACATCTATTATAAACCTTTTGAATATTATTTAGACTTGCAATTATCGCATTTACATTCGTAATTTTCTAAATCTATTCTTAATTTTTCTATTTGTGTTTGTTGTTCTTTAATACCTTCAATTAATAATGCTACTAATTTATCGTATTTAACTGCTTTGTATCCTGTTTCTCTTGTTGTTACTAATTGTGGTAATACTGCTTCAATTTCTTGTGCAATAACACCGACATCATTTCCTTCAAAACCATGGAACTCTTTCATGTCTGCTTTCCAATCATAAGTGTTACCACTAATCATTCTGATTTTTTCTATTGGATTTTCGATTGGAGTAATATTCTCTTTAAAGTTTATATCTGATGTAGAGTATGCTACAACATCACCACTTGCGTCAATTCTACCCGCAGTTGCTGATGCTGCCATACCAATACCCAATGAGTTAAATCTAACATCGGATGTAGTCAATAAGTTTTGGTTAATAACTGTACCATATCCAGTTGTTGAACTTAAAGTTACTTGTGCTGAACCACTTACTATTCCTGCTGGGATAGAAGAGATACTTGCGTATGTAATTTGAGATGAACCTGATACTAAGTTTGGTATTGTTATATTTGCAGAACCATCAAATGAAGTTCCGTTAATAGTTCTTGCATTTTGTAAGGTAGTTGCAGTTGATGCATTACCTGTCAATGCTCCGGTAAATCCTGTTGAAGTTACTGAAGTTAAACCTGCTAATGAAGTAGATGTTCCACCTAATGCAGTTGATGTTGAACCGATTGTAATAGTATTTGTAGTAATTGCAGAACCAACTACTTGTGATGAACCCGAAATAACTGTATTAGAGTTTAATTGAGTTTTGATACCAGTAGACCAGTTTGTAGTTGCAGTTGCATCAATTTGTGATGAACCAGATACTATACCTGATGGGATAGATGAGATACTTGCGTAAGTTATTTGAGATGAACCACTTACTGTACCTGTTGGTAAGTTTGCAATTGTTTGTGAAGAACCTGAAACTACACCGGTTGGTAATAATGCTGGTATTTGAGTTGAACTCGAAACTACTGAATCACCACCTACTCTTAATATTGCTAATTCACTTCCTTTAGCACCTGCTATCCATCTATCGTTTGTAGTATCCCATAACATAGAACCTGTTGCTGTATTTCCACCTGCCGCATCTTTAACATACATACCACCATTTGTAGTAAGTGTTCCGTTTAATACTATAATATTGTCACCAATGTTTATATTTGTTGAGTCAATTGTTGTTGTTGTACCATTTACTACAAAATCACCACCTACTGTTAAACCAGTTGTTGTAGTAAGTGAACCTGTAATTGCTACATTATTTCCAAATTGAATTGCATTACCACCTGAAGATGTTATTTTATTACCATCTTGAACTTGTACCGTTCCTTTAAGTGATATAACACCCGTAGTTGGGTCTAAAACTACATCTCCACCACCTGATGATGCAAATGTAAGATTTCCGTCTGCAGTTTGTAATGTAATTGTGTCAGCAGAAGTTTCTAATAATTTTAAAGATTGTCCTGTGTCAGTTGTTAATTGTAAGTCATTTGCGGTTGACGAAAGAATTGCTGTACCATTCATATATAATGAACCGGTAGAAATATATAAGTGTCTCCATTGTTTAGAAGGAGAACCCAAATCGAATGTATTAGTTAATGAAGGAATTATAGATGAACTTAAATTTGCGGTCATTGCTACAGTATCGGATGTATTATCACCGATTGTAATGTTACCACCTAATGTTAAGTTACCATCAATTTTTGCGTTTCCTGTGATGTCTAATGAAGAACCTGAAATACCAGCGAATGTAGCTGCACTTCCTGTTCCTGATGCTCCTAGTGTAATATCACCAGTTGCTCCACCTACTTGTAATGTTCCTAAGTCTGTGTTTATGTATGGTTCTCCGAATGCTAACGAACCGGATTTCTGTGCGGTGGTACCGCGTCTAAATTTAAGTCCCATTTTAGTTTACTCTTTTTTTTAGTTAAAGTATAAGAAATTCCTTATACCTTTATAAATATCTATTTGTTTTCTAATTCCTTTACTTTTGCTGATAATTCTTTTATAGATTCTATTAAAAGTGGAATTATTTTTTCATAATCAACTGCCTTATATCCATTTTCTCTATTTACAACAACTTGTGGAAGAACTTTTTCTATTTCTTGTGCTATAACTCCAACATCGTTTCCTTTGTGAGAATGTATTTCTTCGAATCCTTCTTTCCAATCATATGTGTTACCACTAATAGATTCAACTTTTGATAATGCGTTTTCTATTGGAACAATATTTTCTTTTAATCTAACATCGGATGAATAAAATGCTGTAATATCATTAATTGCTCTAATTTCACCTGCTACTGCAGTTGCCGCAGTTCCAACTCCAATTGAATTAAATTGTACGTTTGCAGATGTGTGAATATCTTGTGGTGTCGAAAGAGTTACGTCTGCACTTTCTAATCCTGAACCTGCTACTGTAATTTGATTTGCAGTACCTGTAATTGTTTGAATGTAATTGCCAGTAGTATGTGTTCCTAATGTTATTGCGTTTGAGGTTATTACTTGAGACGAACCCGATACAACTCCCGTTGGTAATAATGCAGGTATTTGTGCTGCTCCACTTACTATTCCAGATGGGATAGAACTAATACTTGTATATGTAATTTGTGAAGAACCCGAAACTACTCCTGTTGGTAAGTTTTCAATTATTTGTGCAGAACCTGATATAGTTCCTGCTGGTACAGATGAAGAACTTATAAATCCTAATGTAGTTATTTGTGCAGAGCCTGATATAGTTCCTGCTGGTGCAGTTCCACTTGCTACAACTGTTAAATCAAATGTTGAACCATTACCTTTAGTGAATGTTAATACATTTATATTTACACTAGCAGTTACTAATGAACTTGCAGTTACAGATGAACTTACAAATCCAAATGTAGTTATTTGTGCAGAACCACTTAATGTACCTGTTGGTAAGTTTTCGATTGTTTGTGCAGAACTACTCACTACACCCGTTGGTAATAATGTAATTACTTGTGTCGAACCACTTACTATACCTGCTGGAATAGAACTGATGTTTGCGTATGTAATCTGTGAAGAACCGGAAACAATTCCCGTTCCACCTAATACTTGTGTAGAACCACTTACTGTACCCGTTGGTAATAATGTAATTACTTGTGTCGAACCACTTACTATACCTGCTGGAATAGAACTAATACTTGTATATGTAATTTGTGAAGAACCGGAAACAATTCCCGTTCCACCTAATACTTGTGAAGAACCACTTACTATTCCTGAAGGTATTGATGAAATACTTGCGTATGTAATTTGTGTTGAACCACTCACTACACCATTGTTTGCATTTATTGTTCCGTTAAATGATGTTGCAGTTGAAGAACCTATTGTTGTAATTGAACCACTAATTTTGACTGAACCTGTGAAGTCATGTACATCATTACCAAAATCTCCAAATCTATTAGAACCACTACTGAATATGACAGATGCCGTTTCATTTACGGTTGTCAAATTTACTACTGTTAAATTTTCAATAGATGTGTTATTCAATTGAGAACTACCACTTATAATACCTCTACCAGTTGTTTCATATCTTATATCATATGAAGATGTTAATTGTGATGAACCACTTACTACTCCCGTTGGTAATAATGGAGTTACTTGTACAGAACCACTAACTATACCTGCTGGAATAGAACTAATACTTGTATATGTAATTTGTGAAGAACCACTCACTACACCCGTTGGTAATAATGGAATAACTTGTGCAGAACCACTTACTATACCTGCTGGAATAGAACTAATACTTGTATATGTTATTTGTGACGAACCTGATACTACACCATTTGTTGCTGCTATTGCTCCTGATATAGATGTTGCATATACATTTCTATATACTTTAGATGTCGAACCTAAATCGTATGTATTAGTTGCATCAGGTATAATTGAAGAACTTAAATCTGCATTAAAAATAACACTATCATTTGTAGTATCACCAATTGTAATCGTTCCACCTAATACTACATTGCCCGATACATATAAGTTTGAAGCAGTAATATCTCCGGATGCAGATATTCCACCTTTCAAATATAATGAACCTGTATTTAGTTCATCTAATTTTGCTAAAGTAATTTCTCTATCACCTACCGCATATTGTAATGAGTCAGGACCTTTGTTTACATATAATTCACCATCCTCTAATGATACTGAACCTGAACCTCTTCTAATTTGAAATATAGCTGCCATTTAATTCTTTTATGTTTCTTATAAATATAGTAATATCTTTTTTCTTTTATTATAGTCCGCCTGCAGTCAATCTCTCTTTCAATGTGTCGTTTTCTGCTTTTAATTCTTGGATTGCTTTAACTAAATATAAACTTAAATTGGATAAATTTGTATCATAGTAATCAATATCATCTCTTTTAATTGTGCCCACCATATCAGGGAATACTTCCATTAATTCTTGTGCTATAAATCCTGATATTCTTCTTTCTCTTGTTGCTTCGTCAAAACCAGATAATTCATTGTAGTTATATGTTACAGGTCTAATTGCACAAATCTTATCCAATACATTAGTTACTACCAAATCAGTAATATTTTCTTTTAACCTTGAGTCTGACCAGTTTGTCCAAGCAGTATAACCATTTGCACCCGGTTGGCCATTCAGGTTTAGTTTATATCCAAAGTCAGTTGCAGTACCAATAGAAGTATTTCCACCAGAATTTGATTGTAATCTTAATACATTTGCATCTATATTTAACATTGCAAAAGTATTAGCTGCATCATTTACTGCACTTATACCTGCTTGGCCACCTTCTTGTGATATTCTTATATTTTGATTAGTAGCAGTTTTAACAGTCAAATTGCCTGTTGGGTTATTTGTATTAATTCCGACTTTGCCATCCGTTGCTAAATATAATTGATAATCTGTTCCACTTGCTCTTATTTCTAAAGGATTATAAGCTGATATTGCACTATTTAATCCTACTACGGAAGCATATGTTGCATTATCTGTTATAAAAATACCTTTGTTATTAGTTCCGTTTACATATGCAGAACCAGATACTCCAAATTTATAGTTTGCAGATGTTGCCAATCTATTAACACTTACATTACTACTAAATGTAGCTGGGCCAGTTACTATAAATTTATCTGAAGTTATTGTTGCAGTTGTTGTATCGTTACTTTGTCCATCAAGTACAATAGAGGCATTACCATATGCACCATTACTTTCTAATCTTAATTGTCTTGCAGCACCATTTGATGAAATTCTTTGGAAATAAGTTCCACTAAAATATCTTTCCCAAATTGTTCTTGTATCACTCTCCCATGGCATGTTTATAAAAGAACCATTAGCAAATTCTAAACTACCACTCATTGTTTGATTACCTGTTGTTGTAATTGAACCACTAATTTTGACTGAACCTGTAAAACTATGTATATCATCACCAAAATCTCCAAACCTATTAGAACCACTACTAAATAAAACACTTGCAGTTTCATTAACTGTTGTTAAGTTTGTAATAGTTAAATTTGTAATAGTTGCGTTTTCTAATTGTGCAGAAGAACTTATAATTCCGGTTCCACCTAAAACTTGTATTGAACCTGAAACTGTACCCGTTGGTAATAATGGAGTTACTTGTGATGAACCACTTACTATTCCTGCTGGTATAGAAGAAATACTTGCGTAAGTGATTTGAGATGAACCACTAACTATACCTCTGCCTTTTGTTTCGTAACTTCCTGTTACAGATTCTATTGTTGTTAATCTTGTGCTTTGTGCAGTATTAGTAGTATCGTTTGAACCCGTATAAGTGTTTAAAGAGTTTAATATACTAACTACTTGTGACGAACCTGATACTACTCCCGTTGGTAATGCTCCTGCAATTGAAGATGTTGCAACTGCGTATGATACTCCACTACCATTACCTACCCAAGTATATCCTTGTTGTAAAGATGATGTGAATGTTGTATTTGTATAAAAACTTTGTGAACTAATACTACCAACATATCTATCGTCTACTACAAAATCAATAGAACGTGATGTTGGATATATAACAGTTGTATCTCCTAAATTAGATAATCCACCAACAAAGTGAATTGGACTTCCAACTGTTTCTACATCTCCAAAATTAAGATTATATCCTAAACTTGCACTATTGAAATCTCCAAAAGTTGGGTCATCAACATTAAAGTCAAATGCGTTAGGGAATACATATGTTCCTTGTGCTCCACCTGCTGCAAGGTCTGTTCCATTTAAATATAATGAACCGGTTACATTAACTGAACCTGTGAATTGATGTGTATCGTCTAATGTATTACCAAATCTAGAACTACCACTTTCGAAAAGGACAGATGAAGAAATTACTGAAATATTGAATTGTCTTGCATTAACTGCTCCTAATATAGTTAAGTCGTTTGTTACTAATGCCGACCCACTCATTATTGTTTCACCGTGATTGACAGTAAGTGTATCGTTTACTTTTAGAGAACCAAATGAAGCGGTTAGGGTTGTTCTTATTGACTCTGCTGTCAATGCTCCTGTAATAGTTATGGAGCCTGTGTTTGTTACATTTGTTGTTATTACTTCTTGGACTGTATCTGTCGAACCTGAACGTCTAAAAAATATCTTACCATCGTAAGTATTTAATGCTAATTCTCCTAAATTAAGGGAACCCGTACCAGGTACCTTACCCGATAACGCAGAGCGTTTGAGTTGAACAGTTTGTGCCATTTGGCTAAGTCTTTAAAGTTATCTAACAAAAATGTAGTATATACTACGAACATAAATATAATATAAAATAAAAAACCCCTACTATGAGGGGTTTCTATTATAATTTTATTTACTATTAAAGTTCTCCTGCATCTGGACCGAATGATGCTGAAAATTCTAAATTGAATAATCTTGTTGCTACTGAACCACTAAATGCTAATACATCACCGATTCCGTAAAGAGAACCACTAAATCCTTGTGCAGTTGTGATAGTTGCGATTGTTACATCGTTATATCTAAAATCAACTGAACTTGTTGTAGTTGCTACTTTGTAAAGAGAACCACTACCTTGAATATATCCGATTGTTCCTGCAAATGGGTCAGAATTAAAATCAAAATCATCTGGTCTCATTGATGCGGTTACACCTGTCAATGCTCCACCATAACCTGCAAAGGCTGATGCGGTTACTGCTCCACTAAGATTGATTGAACCTGTTGTGTTTGCTCCGGTAACTACGATTTCTACTACCTCATCGGTTGAACCTGATTTGTGTAAAAATGCTTTACCATCATAGGTATTTAATGCTATTTCACCTACTTGTAACGTTCCGGTTGTTGGTTTTGAACCTGCGACACCCGAGCGTTTTAATAAAATTGATGAAGTTGGTTGATTAGGTAATGCCATAATATATTTTTATTTATTCTTTCTTTTTGTTATTAATATGTTCCTCCGTCTATTGTTGTGAATGAAGTTGCTATTGAACTACTAAATGTACTAAATCCGGTAGTTGCTGTTATATTAACTTGTATTGAACCACTTACTACTGTTTCTGTATTTAATTTAGTTTTAACTCTTGCATCTGTATAGTAAAGGTTTGTTCCTTCTGCTACATCCGTAGTATTAAATCCTGTGAAGTCCGCATCGTTTAATACAATTTGTGAAGAACCACTTACTAATCCTGCAGGTTTACCAACTATATTTGCAAAAGTTGGAGCTCCCGCTGCAACCGATGCACTTATTGATGTTGCAATTGAACTACTAAATGTTGTATAGTTAGTTGTTGAAGTAATATCAACTTGTGACGAACCACTTACTATTCCTGCTGGGATAGAAGAGATACTTGTATAAGTTATTTGAGAACTACCACTTACTGTACCTGTTGGTAATAATGATATTACTTGTGATGAACCACTTACTACCGAATCTCCATTTTGTCTTAATAATTTACTTTCAGCTCCCAATGCTCCTGCTTTCCAGTAATCATTAGTTACATCCCAAAGTAAAGAACCAGATGTTGTTGAACCACCCGTTGCGTCTCTTACAACTAAACCACCATCAGATGTTCCAGCTGCATTTAATACTAATATATTATCTGCTAAGTTAATTGTGGTTGAGTCAACAACTGTTTGAGTACCTTGTACAAACAAATTACCTTTAATAGTTGTATCACCATTGAATGTTACATTGACACCACTTGCAGTAAATGCTGCAACTAATGATGAAGTATAGTTTCCTAAAGTTGTATTTTTACTTTCTTGTGAGGAAGTAAATGAATTTAAATTAGTTACTGAAATATTTACACTCGCTGATGTGCTTTCTAAATTTGTTAATCTAGTTAAGTTTGAACCACTAACTACATTTAATGCATCTATACTAATTTGTTGAGAAGCAGAAGATGTATTTAGAGCCGATACTGAATTATTTACACTTGCGGATGTGCTTTCTAAGTTAGTTAATCTAGTTAAGTTTGAAGCACTTACCGTATTTAAAGATGATACTGAATTATTTACACTTGCCGAAGTTGCTTCTAAGTTTGTTAATCTACCTAAGTTTGAAGCACTTACCGTATTTAAAGCCGCAACTGAATTATTTAAACTTGCAGTTGTTGTGTTTATATTTGAAATCGAAATATTTACACTTGCTGATGTACTTTCTAAGTTTGTTAATCTACCTAAGTTTGAAGCACTTACCGTATTTAAAGATGATACTGAATTGTTTAAACTTGCAGTTGTACTTTCTAAGTTTGTTAATCTTCCGTCTGCAGATGCTGTAAATGCGTTTAAGGCAGTAGTTGAAGTATTTGAACTTGTATAACTATTTAAAGCATCTATACTAATTTGTTGAGATGCCGATGAGCTATTCAAAGCCAATACTGAATTATTAACACTTGCTGAAGTTGCTTCAATATTTGTTAATCTTCCTAAAGTAGAACCACTAAATGTATTTAAAGATGCAGATGTAACATTTAAAGCGTCAATGCTAATTTGTTGAGAAGCAGTTGATGTATTTAAAGCCGTTACTGAATTATTTACACTTGCCGAAGTTGTTTCTAAATTACTTAATCTACCATTTGCAGATGCTGTAAATGCGTTTAAAGCAGTTGTTGAAGTATTTGAAGAAGTATAACTATTTAAAGCGTCAATGCTAATTTGTTGAGAAGCAGAAGAAGTATTTAATGCCGTTACTGAATTATTTACACTTGCCGAAGTTGCTTCTAAGTTTGTTAATCTTCCTAAGTTTGAAGCACTTACTACGTTTAATGCATCAATGCTAATTTGTTGAGAAGCAGTTGAACTATTTAATGCTGTTACTGAATTATTTACACTCGCTGATGTACTTTCTAAATTTGTTAATCTACCTAAAGTAGAACCACTAAATGTATTTAAAGATGCAGATGTTACATTCAATGCATCAATACTAATTTGTTGAGATGCAGTTGAACTATTTAATGATGTTACTGAATTATTTACACTTGCTGATGTACTTTCGATATTTGTTAATCTGCCTAATGTAGAAGAACTGAATGAATTTAAGTTTGTTATTGAAACTCCAACACCAGAACCTACATTTGCAACAATTGATGCTAATGATGCCGATACCGAACCACTATAATCACCAAATCCAGTTGTTGAAGTAATTGTAATTTGAGATGAACCACTTACTACTGAATCACCCTCTGCTCTTAATAATTTAGATTCAGAATTTAATGCTCCGGCCTTCCAATAGTCGTTTGTAGAATCCCAAAGTAAAGAACCACTTACCGTATTAGGTGCAGTTGGGTCTTTAACTAATAAACCACCATTTGCAACACCTGTACCATTTAATTCAATTATATTATCTCCTAATTGAATCGTAGTAGAGTTTACTGCGGTTGTTGTTCCTGCTACTGTTAAGTTACCTGCTACTGATAAGTTACCATTTGCAGTTAAGTTTACACCACTTGCAGTTAATGCTTGAAGTAATGATGAAGTAAATGAATTTAAAGATGCTGATGAAACATTTAAAGCTGCTACTGAAGTATTTACACTTGCAGAAGTTGCTTCTAAGTTACTTAATCTAGTTAAATTTGAACCACTTACAACATTTAAAGCATCAATGCTAATTTGTTGAGATGCGGTTGATGTGTTTAAAGAAGTTACTGAATTATTTACACTTGCTGAAGTTGCTTCTAAATTACTTAATCTTCCGTTTGCAGAAGCAGTAAATGCGTTTAAGGCAGTTGTTGAAGTGTTTGAAGAAGTATAACTATTTAATGCGTCAATACTTATTTGTTGAGATGCTGAAGATGTATTTAAAGCAGTTACTGAATTATTAACACTTGCACTAAATGTATTTAATGAAGTTAATATACCAACTACTTGAGAAGAACCTGAAACTACTGTCTCAGTATCTAATTTAGTTTTAACTCTAGCATCTGTATAGTATAGTCTAGTTCCTTCACTTACATCATCGGTATTAAATCCTGTCTTATCTGCGTCATTTAATACAACTTGTGAAGAACCACTTACAATACCTGCAGGTTTACCATTTAAGTTTGCCCATGTAGATGCTGCAACTGATGCACTTATTGAAGTTGCAACTGATGCACTAAAGTTACTAATGTTACCCGTTAAATCTGGAATATCATTTCTGTCAGAACCAAGTAAGTATAAAGTTGAACTACCACTTGCGTAGTAAGGAACACCTTTAACTAAACCATTATAGATAGAAGAACTAAATATATTTGGTGCGTTCGTGCCCATTAAGAATCTATTAACTGCTTCAACTGAACCACTTTCGGTTGCTGCGAATAGAATAGATGAACCATTGGTTGTCGTTAAATTGGACGAACCTGAGGTTATTATTAATTCACCTTTCTGGAAAGATGAGCTTACTGCCGATATACGTTCTAACGAACCACGTCTGTTTTTAATGATTTGTGCCATATTTTTTTGGGGTTATTCTCTTTACTTTATGTTAGTATTCCGATATAAATATTCATTTTTCTATAAACAATGTAAGAATATGAATATAATTCTATATTTTTTTATTATTAATGTGTTATGTAACTATTAAAACTCTCCTGCGTCCAAATTCGAAGATGTAACAAATAACTCCGTATCGGTTGCAAATGTACTATCAACCGTTGTAGCCATTGTAGAACCTGATGTGAAGTTTGCGTTAAATATTGCTATTACCTGTGCAGAACTACTAATTAATCCAGAAGGTAAACTACCTGCTGGGTTTGAAATATAATCTGATAATTTTCTACCCACATATTGATATGCCGTAATGGTTACAACTTGTCCGTTTGATGGTGCCACTGCCGTTGTTGCAAACTGTATTACTCCTGTTTTATAATCAAAGGTGTAGTTATTTGTTGAAACTTGTGTTCCTGCTACAATTACTTTTGCACCATAACCCGGAGTTGCATCTTCCGTATTTGCGTTTGCTAATGCAGGTACAGAATATTTTGGTGATACAAAGTTTGTTTGTTGAGTTGCATCTATGATTTGTGCACCTATACCACTATTTGAACCAGACGGGTTTAAGAAAAACCAAACCTCATTATTAAGGTCAGATTTAGTTAATGGTTGTCTATACCAATATTTTACAACATCTTGTCCAGCTAAAGAATATATGTTTCCATTTTGTCCACTACCACTAAAAGGTAATGATGCAGTTGGAATTAAATTGGCATCTATATAAATTTCACTAGCATTAATGTCCAATGTAGATGTAAACGCTTCCTGTGCATCCGTATAGGTGTCATGCGTATATCTTCTACTTTGAAGTAATCTAGCCGATTTATATGTATTATTTATTGCTGCCATTTCTATTAACTAAATGTTGTTGTTATTGATGTAACCGGTGCTGGGTCTCCTTTGTATCTTACGATTACATATATGTTAGTATAAGTTGCGTTCAATGTCATACCATCACCATTTCTCAAAGGTAAGGTGTAAGTCGTTGTTGATAATGAACCACCGGTATTACCATATAAGTCAAAATTTGCACCGAATGGGTTTTGGCCATCTGTGTTTGCAGTTTTGGTTGCTGTAAAGTTATCCGTTAAGTTAGATGGGTCATATATTCTTGCAGGTGTATAAATTGTATTCTTAGATGATTCAAATAAGATACCCACTGCTACCGAATCGTTTGTTGTTGCTCCCCAATTCACTAATGTTTTTCCTAAGTTTAAAGTCATAGAAGTTTTAGTTCCTGATGTTGTAAATTTACGAATATAATATTTGTAAGTTTTAGTTGCATCTGGGTCACCTAACCAATATCCATAAGTACCACCCGGTTTTACTAAATATCCAGGTTTAACTTGTAAATCGTTTCCGGTTAAGTTATAATAAGCTACCGTAGTTGTTGTTGGAGTTCCGTTAAATGCTAATACATTATCTGCTAATTGAATTCTATAATTTTCTCCGGTAAATGATTCAATCAATGCGGTTGAAGTATCAGCTCCTTGTGTTCTTGTAAAGTATGCCAATGAACCTGATGATATTGGTTGTCCAAAATCTCCTGCGTTATGATAGTTAAATGTATTTACTTTTGAAACCGATGAACCATTATTATAGTTTACACCATTCATTGTTGCTGTCCAAGTTGTTGGAGTAAACGATGTTTGTGTAATATTTGTAATATTTGAACTACCAAATGTATATAATCCATTTAATCTAACTACATCCGTTTCAAATGGAATTGTCGATGTTGTTCTTACTGTTGTATTGGTAGTATCCCATACACCATTTGCAGTTGATATAGTACCACCCGATGTTACAACCGATGTTACACCTGATGTTGCAGTTAACCCCGTACCACTCAATGCAATTGAACCAACTGTTCCGTTATAGAATAATGGGTTGAATAAGTTTGTTATTGAAGATGATATTGAATATGTTGAACCACTTAAATAAGGAGCTCCACTCAATGAACGAGAAACTGCAGATATATAACTTAATGTTGTACTACCCGTTAGTGATGTTTGAACAGGAATGTTTGTTGCTATTTGAGTTAATGGTGCGTAGAATATACCTTCCGTAACTACTATTGGTGTTGTAAATGCAGATGAACCACTTGCAATTGAAATTGATGCGGTTACATCGTAGTATCCACTTATGTTTATAGTAGATGTAGAACCTGTTACATATATTTTTTGTGGTAATACCGATACAAACTTTCCATCTTGATATGCTGCAGGAATTACTGCTGAGTTAGCCGTATTTATTTTTGCTAAAGTCACACCCGTCGTAGTACCTGCTCCTGTTTGAGTTAAAACTACTTGAGATGATGAAGTTTCCGTATCAGTTTTTGTACCATTATCTTTAAATCTATGAGTAAATGAACCACTTACTTTAAATGTTGTTGGTGTACCATTACTTAATAAACCCAATCCAAATAATTGTGCATCTGCCGAAGAAGATACTACTGTAGTTCCTGCTGCAGTTGATGTATAACTAACTTGATAAGTATCTTGTGTATAAATTGGTGTAATACCACTAAAAATAGTAGAACCTGCAGTTGCAAATCCTTTACCATTTAAATAAGTAATTGTTGTATTAGTAGAAGTTTGTGGAATTCTACCTAGTAATGCAGTTCCAGTTGTTGTGTTTGTTGCTGCATCCGTAACTGTACTATATGTTTTTGTATTTGGAGATGCATCTGGTGCTGACGATGATAATAAACCTGCAACAAATCTTAAAATTTCAGATACATTTGTTTCTGAATTAAAGTTATTGAAATAAGAACCATTTAAGTTTGATTGCCATGCATTTGATGATGGAGTACCAACTGTTACATTATCTGGGTCGATTGTTCCACTTACTTTTAAACTACCTGTAATTTCTATATTATTAGTCGTTGCGTAAGCTGAACCTGTTTGAAGGAATATACCCGTATTAGCTGCTATACTTTGATTTACCGATGCTAAACTTGTACTAAACGATGAACTTAAACTTGCAATCGATGCTACACTTCCACTTAAAGTTGATGCTATTGAAGCACTTATAGAAGAAGATATTAATAATTGAGATGCCGAAATTGACGAACTTACTACCGATACTTCTAAATCAGTTGCTATGGTTGATAGAGAACTACTAAGTGAGGAACTAACCGTATTAATAATAGTTTCTGTCAAAGAAGAACTCAAAGCACTAATGGTTCCACTTATAGAAGAACTTAATTGGGTTTGAGAAGCTAGACTTGAACTAAACGATGTTGCAACTGACGAACTCAATGTAGTTTGTGAAGCTTGACTTGCACTAAACGAAGTTGATACCGATGAACTTAAATTTGATAAGTTTAAACTCTGTGTTGCAAATGTTTGAGCTACTGATGAACTAAAATCTCCCGTTATACTTGCTATACTCGCATTACTCGCACTAAATGATGTTGCTACCGATGCACTAAATGTACTAATATTACCTGTTAAGTTGATTGGAGTATTACCATCACTACCTAACAAATATAAAGTTCCACTACCACTATCGTAATAAGGAACTCCATTTACTAAACCACCATAAGTCGATGCAGGAAATACATTTGGTGCCGAACTTCCAATTATAAATCTATTGGTAGCTTGAACTGAACCACTTTCAGTTGCAGCAAATAAAATAGCTGAACCATTTGAAGATGTAATATTTGACGAACCGGTTACAATTAATATTTCTCCTTTTTGTAAAGAACCTGTAATTGTGGATAACCTTTCTAACCTACCTCTTTTATGTTGTATTAATTGAGCCATCTATTTTGTCGTAATATTGTTTATAAATATGAGTTTTTATTATTAAAACTCACCCTGGTCAATAATAGCAGATGCCGTTTGATAAACCTCCACGTCGGTTGCAAATGTGTCTGCCAATGATGCCGTGTATGAATGGAAAGATGAAGTCGTTGTGTAAGATGTAGTTATAGCTCTTAAACTCGCACTTACTGATTGACTTAATGCAGTCACCGATAATGCGCTTCCACTTAATGTTGCAGCAATTGATGAACTTATTGAAGAAGATATTAAAACTTGCGATGCTGATAAAGAAGAACTTATTACTGCTACTTCTATATCCGTTGCTATATCACTATATCCAATTGTTCCACTAATGTATATTTGAGATGAACCCGACACAACCCCAGCTGGTAAAGTTGCTCCTACATTATTTGTTATAATATTTATAATAGATTGTGATAAAGATGATTCCAATGATTGAGATACAATCGTATTTACCGATGCACTAAAATCCGTTCCTATTTCCGCGGATTGTTGTAATGCAGAACCACTCTCTATTTGTTTTAATCTTATTAAGTTTGCCATATCCTATAAATATCGTTAAGATAGTTTTATATATCCGTAATTAATTGTTTGAGTTGTTCCACTATTATTTGTTATACCAAACTTAAATACATTTGAAGTATTTGGTGCGTATGATGCTGGGGAAGATATGAGAGTATTAGTTGTACCTATAATTTGGTCAGGCATTGCAGTTAAAACTAATGCATTACCTGCTGTGTAATACCAACCATATTGAGAACCAACTACCGGAACATTGGTATTTGATGTTGTTACAGTTGCGTTCCAAGTTATAATACCATTTGGAATATTACCATTTACCCACATTGTATATGAAGCACCTTGTTCAACTGTAAAACTTTGTGTAGATGCTCCTGCTGGTACCGACCAATCTCCCGTTGTTTTTGATGGGAATGCCGTTGTTAATTGAGTTGAACCACTTACTACACCATTTGTTGAATTGATTGTACCATTGATTGAACCAGTTACAATCAAATCTCCAGATACATATGTAGAACCTGATACGATTACCCTATCATGTCTTAATTGTAAAGGTGTTTTCCAAGTACTTGCTGCATTTGAAATAAGAAAATCCATTCTATTCAATGCAGCTTGTGCATCGTGTCCAGTTTGGATTTTATGAGTATATTGAGTAAGGTTACTACCTGCGTATCCAAATACAAATTGGTCTGCTGTATTACCTCCGGTTGTTCCGTTTTCAACACCAACTGCTCCTTTTAAATGTATTTTTTGTGTAGGTGTTGTTGTATTAACTGCTAATGATACGAATGATGCTGATGCGGAACCTGTAATATTTTGTGATATTAATAGTGAACCAGTTATTTGTTGATTTCCGTTGAATGTGTTTGAACCCGTAGTTGCAAATGATGATGTGTTTATTGTTTGTGAAGAACTTATAAAACCCAATGTTGTTATTTGAGCTGAACCACTTATAGTTCCGGCCGGTATTGCTGTTGACGAACTTATAAATCCAAATGCAGTTATTTGTGCAGATGAACTCAATAAATTTGAAGGTAATGGTTGAACACTACCACTCAATGTATATCTTGTATCTAATGAAGATGTTAATTGAGAAGAAGAACTTATTGCTCCACTTAATGATGTCAAAAATGAACCCGTTTCACTTTCAGTAATCCAACTACCACTTACACTTTCAATTGCGTTTAATCTATTCACCAATGATGATGTAGACTGTGATGCGGTGAATGTATTTAAATTTGAAATAGATGTTACCAAACTTGCAGTTGAAATACTTGCAGTAAATGTATTTAAATTACTAATAGAAGTTACAATTGATGCCGTAGTTACACTTGCAGTAAAAGTATTTAAATTTGAAATAGATGTTATTAAACTTCCAGTTGAAATACTTGCAGTATAAGAATTGAAAGATGATGTAGATAATTTTGTATCTAATGTATTACTTAATGCATTAGTTACTAAGTCCGTTGCAAATGCACCATCCAATGAAGATGTTAAATTATTTATAGAAATTTTATATGTTGTGCTACCTGAAATACCAAGCACAAAAGTTGTATCTAATGATGCTACACTTAATGCAGGTAATTCTGATATTTTTTTTCTTGAGTTTGCCATTTATTATATTATTATGTCTAAACCACTTTCGGTTATTATTATTGAGTCATCTTCGGTTGCAACTGGTACATCTACCAATTTTCCCATAACATAAATATCATTTATAGTCACATTATCGTAATCTATGTATTGTTCATTTAAAGTTATTACTACATTATTTCCAACTTCTTTGACTGTATAGTTTCCTGGAATATGTAAACCAAATACTAATACTTCAAAATTATTAGGAGATGCTCCTTCGGTTCCATAATCTAATGTAACATTGTATATCGTTAATGTATTTGTATTATTGTCAAATTCATCAATCATTCTTTGATTATATCTTGCACTATTTTCTAATATCTCTTGATAAAAATCCGATATTTTTGTTTTGTTATTTACAATTTTAGTTGGATTTGGATTTGAACGTGTTTTAGATTGAAATTTGGTATTGGTTGGAATTTCAATATTTTGTAAACTTCCGGTCAAATCATTGTTAGTAAGATTATTAATATTAACCTTTGGAACAACTTTATTAAGTTTTCTTGTATTTGATGAAAATTGTTTAAGCATATTGTTCTATATCTCCTTTTATTTCAATATAATCATCATCATCCAAAGTGAATTCAAATCTACTCTTAATAAATTTAACTAATAAACCACTTCCACCTTCTTCAACTATATAATCCGTTCCACTTATTGCTTGTGTGTTAATATAAACTTGTAATCTATCTTGTGTAGTTCTATATTCAATTTCTATTAATATATCTACAAATCTCCAACCCGTAGCTTCAAAAATCCAATAAGTAGAATTTGTTAAATCTTTTGGAGTTAAAACGGCTTTACCAGGTTTTCTACTGATTTTTTGAGTTATATCTAATAAACTTCTTTTCATTATACAATATCAATAAATTTACCTATAATAGTAACTTCATCGGTACTGGTTACACTAAATCCTAAAGAACCTGTTAAGAATTGTAATGATAATGATGTACTATTTACAGACCCGGTAATGTGTGTATTCCAATAATATCTAACACCATTTATATATGTTTTAACATCATATTGATTTTCACTATAAGTTATTCCTGCTGTAACTACCGATGATAATTGTGGAGGTGCTTGTATTAATTTTATATCATTGAAAGATGCGGAGTTTGGTGTTGTTATTGAACCGGTCATACTATTATTTAAAGATAAGAAATCAATTAAATCTTTGTTATCGTAATATGGTGATGGTGTTGTTAATAAACCTTCCAATCTACCATTTCCAGTTACATCCACTTCGGTTGCAATTACTACTCTTTTTGTAGACATTGATTTTTTAATAGTATTTTCTCCGTCAAATTTCTCTGGAAGTAAATATGCTTTAACATTTAAAGTAAATTCAACTCTGTTAATTCTTTCAGTTCCATCTCCTACTTCATTTATTACATTATAATCTGAAACGGATGTTCTAAATTTAAAATGGTCTTTATCTCCCCAATATGATGATGCGTAATTTAATTGTTCTATAACTCCATTTAATTGTTCTGTAAAATTAGTCCAAACCATACACTCATAATTTAACTCAACATATTCTGGCATTGTTATATTATAAATTTCATATTTTGGTTTTACATTTGAACCTAACAAACTAAATCTATCGTATCTATTATCTTTTGAATATTTTGTAATACCTGAATAAGATACATGTCTATTTAACATTGGCATGGTTTCATCTTTTGCAATAGATGTTCTTCGTATCATCATAAGTGGCAATTGTATTTTACCCTTATTGTCTCTATAAACACCTTGTCTCCTTGCACCAACCCATCTTTCCGAATTACCATATATAACAGGAATTTTTAATACCTTTCCATTATCATCTAAAGGTGGTAAAACAGTATCTTCCAAATATGTCATCATCGCATAGTCAATATCAAACAGAGTTATACTTTGCTTTAAGTCTCCTTTTGTGGATTTGATTTGTTTGGCTCTATTTAAATCGGTTCTTAGTGGATTTGTAGACATAATTATTTTGCTCTTTCTTCAATGTTTAATGTAGATTTAGATACCATAAATGTTTCACAAACAATACTGAAATTATTATCAGGACTACCACCTATAAATTGAATTTCATTTGTATTGTCAATTTCATAATAAGATGTGTCAAAAAATATAACATCACCTATTTCTGGATATACATTTTTTTCCTCACACATTGCTCTATCTAATTTAAATGTTATATTTTGTTGCATTTCAGGACCAAATCCTTCATATACAACATCTTCTGGGTTTTTTGCATATAATGCGTATAATTCAACTCCTGGATTCCAAGTTTTATTTAAAGATTCACCATATATATTTACTTTTGTTTCACTCATATTAATTTTGAATAAAACAATTGTATTTTGTATAACATCGTCTACCAGTTCTCTGGCAAAACTTTTAAATAACTCTATATCTCTACCGATTGCAAATTTTGACATATTATCCTACATATAATTTTAATGGAACTTTTCTTAACATTTCTTGATGATGATTTGATTCATGTGTTTTATTTTCCATCACATTCTTTCTACTCATCTCTTCCAAATTTTCTCTTAATTGTTTTACCAATTCATCTTTCTCAACCTGTGCTTCTGCTCTTAATGCTGCACCATCTAAACTTATCTCACCATCTGGAATTGGAACTGTTGAATATTTTTCTCTGATTGCACCTAATAATTCTTTTGATAATGCCAATGTATATTTTCTAATCCATTGTTTACCTACATCATTTATATTTGAATACTGAATAAAGTCATATGGAATGTCGGAATAGTCGGAAAGTGAATCACTTTGAATTGTTTGTGAATCATGTTCAAATTCATCTCTACTCATATACTCAAAATACATCTTACTTAGAACTCCTGTTGGTAAAGGAAATATTTCTAATTTATTATCTACTATATTAAATGTAAATGTGGATTTTCTAATATGGTCATTGAATTCAATTTGTTGCATTCTTAAAACATCTTCATACAAAGGCATCATTAAGAATTGAGCTGCAGGAGAGAAATTTCCAAATCCCAACTCACTCATTAAATTTAAAGTTCCCTGTGCACCTACTGAATATGGGTCAAAGAAACGAGCTATTGCAGGAGTTGCTTCATAAAATACTTTTGTTACATCTATTGTAGAACTACCAGTATACATAGTTGAAAAAGATGCAGATGTAACAGAATCATATGCTTCCGTCATCAAATCATATTTTTGTTTTCCAACTGATAAGTTTATATATGCTTTTTTAATTGAAGTATTACCACCTACACCAGCTAATGTACCATATTGTTGAGACATACGAACCGTAGTTGGTAAATATGAACCATCTACTAATGTTTGTGAATAATTACTTCTACCACCAAATGCTTCTTTCTTTTGGCCTCTTAAAATATCTAAGTTGTTTCTAATATTAAATTGATTTACTTGTGCAGAATATTCTGAAGTAGATTCTTCAAAACAAGTAAATATTTGTTCATTATCTAATTCAATATTAACAATTGGATATCCCAATCGTTTTGCTACCCACGTAGCGGTCTTAGGTGCATCGTTTCTAAATCCACTATCGGAATCATATATACCAAATGGAGTAGATGAACCGGATATAAATGAGCCGGATGTTGAACCCGACCAATAGGTGTTTACAGACATATATAAAAAGTTATAGTTTTACTACTATAAATATGAATTATATAAATAAAAAAAGGGGAAAGTATTTCTACTCTCCCCTTTTCTTTTTATTGTAAGTTTATTACTTATCTAATCTACTCAAAGATTATAAAGTGTTTAAACCATCAACGATAATCTTACCGTAAAATTCTGGTCTTACGATTTTCTTAGCGTATCTAGTCATAACACCTCTTCTTGGAGTGAAGTTAGTTGGGTCATAAACTAATGGAGTCATAATCAATGGTACATAAGGTGCGTAAACTGCTCCAGTCTCGAAGAAGTTAGAACCTTTGAAACCTAATAAGATTACGTTCTCAGTCATATAAGGGTTTTTGTAAACATCATATCTGTTAGAGATAGAACCGATGTTAGTTACACCTGCAGAGAAAGTCAATGCGTCTTTTCCTGGGTTAGCAGAAAATCCGTTCATTGATTCTAAGATAGTAGCTACATTTGGAGAACAAACGATAAAGTTTGCACCACCTCTCATAGTTAATTGATGAATCTTGTTAGAAACTTTTTGTAATTTAATACCTAAAGTTTGGAACCAAGTACTTTTAACATATGCTGATGCTGCTGCTGCAGTTGAATCAACTTGGAATGCACCCGCTGCTGCGTTATAATCATAACCAACTCTAGCTGACCAGTAGTCAGTAGTGAATGCGTTTTGTTGTAACATTTCTAAGATTTCTAAGTCGATTTCTAAAGAGATGTATTCAGATAACATTTGAGTTAACTCAGCTTCAGCGTCTACACTATGGTAAGCGTTTAAATCTTGAGCTAATTCAGGAGTCCAAATTGCTTTTAATTTTCTTGTCTTAGCAACGATAGGCTCAGATTTCAATTCTAATTCGATTTCTGGAATAGCCAAATCAGTACCTCTATCTTCGAAGTCACCACGAGAAATATCATCTGGTTGCTTAGAATAAACTAAAGTTTGAGTAGTTAAAGAAGTTGCAAGTAAAGCTGCTGAAGAAGATACATAGAAAGATGCAGAACCTACTGAATCTAATGTAGTTAATTCAGGGAAATGAGTTACTGATGTAGAACCAGAAACTTTGAATGCTCTTGCTGCGTTGTAATCAGCATTAGAAGGTAAACCTACTTTTACTTTTCTCCATCCGTCTGGAGTTGCTGCGAAAGATGCAGATAATGTTTCATTACCTAAGAAATCAGATGCAGAACCAGAAGTTACAGTCGCAGTAACTGCTGCTGTTACATCGTTGATTGTATATCCGAAACGACCTGCTCCGTAAAGACCACCTTCGGTAGCTTGAGTAGAACCCAATTTGTTACCGGTTGGTGATAAATTATCTTTTCCAAAAGTACCACCATTACCGAACATAGAAGAACCAGAAGCTGGTCTATTTGCATCGTTTTGAGTACCATATTTGAAATCCATATAGAAAATAAGACCTGAAGGTAAGTTCATTGGTTGAACTGAAACGAATTCTTTAGCTGCGATAGAACCGAAGATTCTTCTTACTAAAGGTAACGCAACACCTGCCCACTCTTCTGAACCAGAAGATGTACCTGTTCTTGTAGCCTCATCTAATAATTGTTTAGCTTGGTTTTCTAAAATTACAGCCATACCATGCTTAGTTGTTTCAGAACCTACTCCTTCAAGTAATCCTGTTTTTTCCCATTTGCTTTTCAAACCTCTAGTTTGTTCAAGCATAACGCTTTGTGGGTTAGCGCCTGTCATTAATTTTTTAATGTCCATTGTTTGTTTTTTAATATTTTATTTAATAATACCTGCTAATTTCTTAAATCTGTCAGAGAAATCTGTGTTCTCAGCAATTACTTGCTTAGATTGTGCTGGCTTAGTAGATTTTGTTACTTTGCTTGCGATTCCTTCAGAAATAGATTTTTTAGTAGATTTGTTTGTAGAGAATTTGAAGTTTTCTGCTAATGTAGAATACACCAATTTAACTTCTCTAACTGAATTTGTTCTATCCAAAGTTTCAATCACTTTAACTTTTTGTTCGTTAGTCATGTTGTGAGCTCTAAATAATTTGTTTGCGAATAACAATTTAGCGTTTAACAAATTAACTTCGTTGATTGTTTTTTGTAAAGATTTGATTACTTTGTAAGCTTCATTTAATTCAACTTTCATTTCTTTTTCATCTTCTTCTTTTTCTTC